AGCTGAAAGCTAAAAGCTGAAAGCTAAAAGCTGAAAGCTAAAAGCTGAAAGCTAAAAGCTGAAAGCTAAAAGCTGAAAGCTGAAACCGGAAAGGGCCGGCCACAGAGGCACAGAGAGCACAGAGAACCGAACCAAAGAGCTGAAAGCTCCGACTCGGAACTCCGAACTCAGAGCTCAGAACTCACCGAAGGTGATGCAGTGATCGAAGAGTCCATCCACGCCTGGCTGCTGGGCATTGCGGAAGTGGCTGCCGCCGGCGGCAGGGTGTACCCCGTGCTGGCGCCGGCTGATGCCGCCGCCCCGTACATCACCTACCGGCTGCTGCGCTCGCCACGCGACTACACGCTCGGCGGGCTGTCTGGCCCGGGCCAGTCGGTCTACCGGCTGACGATCTGGTCGAGCGGCTACCTCGCCGCCCGCAACCTGGCCGCGGCGATCGCCGCAGCCGCCGCCGCCTTCGCGCCCGAGGATGCAGGCTCATGGTCAGCCATTACCGGCATGGCCATGCTGGATGAGGCCGATGAGTTCGAGCCGCTGCCGGAGCTGGTGGAACGCCAGTTCTACGGCCGCTGGCTCGACCTGCAGATAGACTTCGCGGTCTGACCGCTCCCGCTCCAACGCATCACCAAAAGAACCAACTCCCCGAAAGGAAAGGAAAGCAAATGTCTAACGCGATTCGAGGCAAAGGCACCACCATCGGCTACAGCGATACGGCCGAAGGCGAACCGACGTTGATCGCCGAGGTGCTGGCGATCCCGTTCCCCGGCAAGACGGCCGGCGACATCGACGTGACCAACATGGATTCCGATGGCGACTACCAGGAATTCATCGCGGGCATGATCTCCACCGAGCAGCTCAAGCTGGAACTCAACTACGAGTCCGACCAGCAGGATGCCCTGGAGGATGCGTTCCGCGACCAGCTCTACTGGACGATCACCTTCCCCGATGGCGCCACGTACACCTTCGAGGGCTACATCAACCAGATCGGCGGCAACTCCCCGCACGACAACAAGATCACCGCCACCATCGGCATCAAGATCACCGGCCCGGCGACCTTCACCCCGGCCGCGTCCTAAGCTACTACCCCCCGGCGAGCCGGCCCGTCGCTTTCGTGTGAGGCGGCGGGCCGGCAACGATTCACCCCCTAACGCTCGAAAGGAGCACGCATGGCAGTTCTCGACAGGGCGGCCATCATCGCCGCGCAGGACCTCCGCCGCGAACTGGTAGCCGTCCCCGAGTGGGGCGGCGAGGTCTACATCCGCGTGATGACCTCGGCGGAAAAGGACAAGCTCGATGAGGCGAACAACCTCGATGGCAAGCTCCGCTGGGAGGGCTACCGCGCCCGGCTGCTGGCCGCGACGATCTGCGACGGCGACGGCAAGCTGCTGTTCGGACTCGCCGAGGCCTCGGAGCTGATGGGCAAGTCGGCGGCCGCAGTTGACCGGCTGCTGGATGTTGCCCAGCGGCTCAACGGCGTGACCAAGGCCGACGTCGAGGGGCTGGCAAAAAACTGACCAGGCGGCCCGGCCGGCGCTTCGCCATGCGGCTGGCGCTGGCAATGGGCCGCACCCTCCGCGAGCTGTACGCCGCCCTGGATGCCCGCGAGCTGGCTGAGTGGGAGGCCTTCGACCTGCTGGAGCCGCTGGGGTTCCCCGCGGCCGAGCGGCGGTTCGCCGCCACGGCAGCCCTGCTGCAGAACGCCTGGTACCAGGGCGAGCCCGTCTCGCCGGCGGCGATGGCCTACCGCCACCCGCTGGAGGATGCCGCCGAGGCCAGGCCGGCGCAGTCGCCCGATCAGATGCAGGCTGCCCTGCGTGCTGCGTTTGGCATGGGCTCGCGAAAGGGCGCGGGCAAGGGCAAGAGCGGAAAGGCGTTAAACCGCCGCCGGCGGCCGGGCGGCTGATACGGCCTGTTGCGGCGGATTCAGGAAAGCCCCGCACCGCTGGCACTGCCACGCCTGGGACCAACGCATCAGGTCGAGCCGCCAGGCAGCCGCCCGCTTCACATCAGCGACCAGCACGGCAACCATGCCGCCGAAGGTGGCGAGCGATGCCACCAGGGCCGACACCGCCAGCAGCCGCATGCCGCCGGCATTCCCCGCCGCCCTGGCTGCGCCGCCGAAACCGGCGTAGAGCAGCACCACGGCCGATCCGCCCAGCAGGATCGCCGCCAGCAGCCACGCCGGCCACCGCACCGATGGCCGCTGGGGTTCCTGCCGGCCGACAGAATAGCGCCGCGTCTCGGTGCTTCCGCAGGCTGTGCATTGGTAGTGCATTCGAGTTGTCCTCCCGCGTTCAAGTATAACGCGCCTCCCCAAACCGGGTCCAAAAAATGGCAACGATCAGAACGCTCAACGTCGCGCTGCGAATGGGCACCGATGGCCTGGCCGCCGACGCCGCGAAGGCTAACCAGCGGTTCAAGGCGATGGCTGCGGATGTAGCGCGGGCACAGTCAGCGCTGAACGAAGCGGTGCGAGCACAGGGCGCCCGCGGCCCGGGCGATGCCGCCGTCGAGCGGCAGAAGGCAACGCTTCAGGAACTCATGGCCACCAAGAAGCGGTTGGCTGAAAGCCCGCTGCTTTCCGAAGCGGCCAAACAAAAGGCATTGCAGGGCTACCGGCAGATGCAGGTTGAGCTGGATGCCCTGATCGCGAAGCAGCGGGCCGCGGGCGTGGCGCCAGCCTTGAACGACTTACGCTCAGCTCAACAGCGGCTGGGGCTCGCGAAGCAACTGGCCGCTCAGGAAGGCGCAACCGCTGCCGAAAAGGACAAGCTGGCCGACAAGGTTGGTCGTGGTACGGCGGCAGTAATTAAGTTTGGCGTGGCCGTGCAGGCGGTAAATGGTGCGCTGAAGGTAGTGACAGCTGGCGTCGCCATGTATCGCGGCGAATGGGAAAAAGCCAATGACATGATGGGGCAGCTTCCCGTGGGGCTGGGTGGCGTGTACCGCAGCATGTATGACATGGTTGAGGCAATTGACTCTTTCTCTGATGCCTACCAGCGGACGCAAAGGGTTGCTGAGGCTGCCAAGCAGCAACAGGTATTCAACGCAGCCACCAAAGGCTATCAGCAGTTCATTGCTGAACAGCAGCGGATACGTACCCTACTTGGTAGCACTGGTTTCGGGCGGGAGCGTATTCAGGCCCAAGCCGACTTCGAGGCCAGCACGGCCGCGATGTCGCAATCCCTGCGAGATGCCCAGCGCAGCGACCTTATCCCACGGATGACTGCCGAGGCCCAGAAGACGCTCGACGCCCGCAAGGCGGATATCGCCGCCCGTGAGACCATCGAGGTCAACAACCGCTGGGCCCTGTCCATCAAGTCAGTAGCGGAGGCGGAGGTGGCACGCCGCCAGGCGATGCAGGCCCCGCAAGAGGATCAGTTCGCCATCCGCCAGCAGGCTATGGCGACGGTGGCCCAGCGCACCGAGGAACTGCAGACCCGCCTGCAGATGGCCGCCATCGGCGCCAACGACCTCGACCGCGCGCTGCAGGCGCTGTCGGTTCCCGGCGCCACTGCCGAGGAACTCACCCGCATACGCGAGCTGATGCGTTCGGCATCCGCCGCGGAGTTCGCCCAGCGCGAGGCTGAAAAGCTCAAGACGCCCGTGCAGCAGTTCCGGGAATACCGCGACCAGCTGGCGCTGGCCGTCAAGGCCGGCACGATCAACCAGGCCCAGCAGGAAGAGCTGCTCAAGCGGCGGATGGGCGAGCTGGCCGGCAGGTCCATCGACGCCGGCCAGGGCCGGCAGATACGCAGCGACCTGATCGACTGGAAGGCGCTGAACATGGATAAGGCCTCGCCGGTGGTCACCGAGCTGCAGGACCTGCTTGCCGAGAGCAAGCGCCAGACGAACATCATGCTCCAGCAGCCCGACCCGCTGAACTGAGACGACAATGGCAAACATCCATATCGACATCGTCGATGGCCACACCGGCCGATACACGTCGAAGGGCTGGGAGAACGTCACTCGCATCGCCAAGGTGGCGGGGCTCACCGGCGACGGCGACGCGAAGATAACCGCCGCCATCACCGCCCTGATCGGCTCCGCCGACTGCGGCGACATCGGCGAGCCTCACCCCGCCATTCCCGAGCTGGCGATCGTGGCGATGACGCCCACCGCCATCACGCCATCGGCGGTGGAGGTGCGGATCGAGTACGGCCTGGAGGAAGTAGGCGACGATCCCGACTCGGACAACATCGACATCGAGGTCGGCTCCGCCCTGCAGCAGGTGGAAACCAACAAGGATGCCGCCGGCAACGCCATCACGCTGACGTACACCTACCCGGCCGAGTACGCGCCCGACGCCCGCAAGGCGGGCCAGGCGATCACGCAGGGCGCCCTGGTCAGCAAGGATGAGACGACGATATCGCTGGTCATCACCCGCACGGAGAGCACCCGGCCCACGGCCAAGGCCCGCGAGTGGACCGGCAAGGTCAACTCCGTAGCCTGGTCGATGGACCCAGCCGCCGCCGTAGGCACCTGGAAGGTCCGCTCCATCGTCGGCCGATCGGCCAACAACGGCCGCACGTGGAAGGTCACCTACACGTTCGAGTGGCGTGCTGGGGGCTGGGCCAGCAAGGCCCTTTTTATCAACCCCGACGACGGCAAGCCCCCGACCGACCTGGTCGAGGACACCGGCACCAAGACGATCGACCCGCCATCGGGCGAGTTCGACAGCCTCATCGCTGCCGCGGGGAGTTGAGCATGCTCGATCGGCCGATATCCCGATTCACCGGCGGCAGCGAATCCGCCCGCCAGAAGCTCAACGAGCTGGTCGATGCAGTCAACACGCTGCTCTCGATCCAGGGCGACGGGCTGGTAAGCGTTGTCCGCGGCTCCAGCGGCATGACGCTGCGGCTGGCCGTGGATGCCCTTCTCCCTCGCATCCCCAAGGTGCAGCCCGGCGAGCTGCTTTTCTGTGTGGCGGTCGAGAAGTGGCAATCGGAACTGGCTGAAGGCGGGGGCGCGTGGAACGGCCAGCACACCACGCGCGGCTGGGTGAAGGCGCATCGGTGCGATGCTGGCGGCAACGAGCTTTCCAGCACCGATTGCTGGCTGTACCTGCCGGCAGGCAGCGATGATGACGGGCTATCA